AAGGAACACAATAATTTTAATTTTTCTATTTGCTCTGCGTTAGGATTGTTATTGATGCCTTTACGTATAGCAGTGTCTGATTTAATTAACTCCGATAAAGTGAAATTACGCGAAAGATTCATTTTTTATTTTTTTCCTATTATATATTTTTTTACTATCTTTTCTACGTTGATAAAAGCGTGCATCTCTTAGTCTTTGTGCAAATTTATTTAGATAAGATAAGTTTTTTAATACTTTTCGATCCATCAATATTGTCCTCTAATTCTGCTTTACTACGGATGCATTTATAAGAAACAGACTCAGAAAAAGTTCTCTCCGCTTCACGTTTACCTCGTAAACATACTGCCATTGATGGTTGCAAACGGGCTTCTTTGATCTCTCCGTTTACAAACATAAGTAAAGCTATCACAGTCTCAATCATATTTCCTCACGTATATTAATATGGATAATATAATAATTGAAAATATAGAACCTATAAAAAATAAACCTATCATTGTGAATAGTCTCCGTTCTTGTATCCTAAATCTCTATTAGCATCTTTTAGTTTTTCTATATCAACCAAGACTTTATCCATCTGTCCTCTTAAAAATTCTATATTAACTTTGTTTAACGCCATGTTTTCTATGTGTGCGTTAAGTTTATCTGTAGTCTTATAAAGATCCTCGATCATCATAAATTGCTCAGAATCTGCGGGCAGTGATCCTAATTGTCCACGTGGCCATTTGATTCTAAACTCTGTGTTCTCTTCAAGATCTTTTTCCATGATCTGTATACGAGTGTCTGCAACATTAAGACGTTCTATAATTTGAAAGTAACCCATGGTGCCGAGTGCTACGATGACGATCAAAGATGCAACCGTCTTCATAGGCATTTGAACGGCAGCTTCTTCAGATATGTTGAGTGGTTTCTTATTCATTTTTAGGTTTTGGTTTTGGTAGTATAAAGTCTTTTGAGTCTAGTTTCAACGGCGTATGAGACATTGGACGTACGAAAATAGCCAGTAAACATATTAAAATTATCAGCAAAGCTGTGAATCTGTAATCCATACTGGCTATCTCCTGAATTCATTATTTAACTATTAATGCTACGACTAAAATTACAAACACAATAGATTCAATCTTATGGTTTGCCCAATAGTGTAAAGCTTTATCTTTAATTTTTTTAATCATGTTTCTTTTCCTCCATCTCGTAGAAGAAATTATCAGTGTCCTCAGTTTTCCATTGTCCTGTATCTTCTACGTTCCAATAATTAGTTTGAACCTTCCAATCAGGTACTTGATCCTTTACCGTAAATGACGGTATGTCCCATATTAATCTGTTGTTAGGTTGAGCTGCATAGTTGCCATCGTTTAAAGCAAGTATGTGAGCGCACTTATGTTCGTGCGGTATCTCTGAATGATCAGTGTCTAGTATGTTAGCTTCTGGATGTGCAAAGTCAACAGTAAATAAATATTTTCCGTGATGCCATTTTTTATCTTTACCAATGTATTTACCAGATTGTGATTCTAGAATGTCCCAACAATGAACAGAAGGATAATAACTAAAAGAATTCCAGAGCTGAAGTTCATCAAGTCTTCTTTGTGGTACGTCGGTAACTTTAAATCCTCTTTGAATAAACGCGCTAATTGGGAGGCGATAAAAGATTGCACCGTTTTCCATAATAGCATGAAATAATAAAGCACGACCTGTAATACAGCTAACACCAAAGATAATACAGTCTTCAACTTCTCCATGATGTTTTTTAAGATCATATAAATATTCCCTTCTGATTTGTGCGTACTCTACTGGTATGTTCGCATTTAAATAAGCCATAAATCATTTTCTCCACCAAAAAATTATGGTCTTTCTATCATTTTTTAAAACTCTTTTTACACCATGATAAACTTTTTGACCATTAAAAAAAGTTAACATTCCTTTTTCTGGTTTTATACTTATGCCATTTTTAGTGATGAAATGTCCACCGTCAAAATTGTCGTTCAAATAAATAAGACTATTGTATATTATATGCTCTCTTCCTAGATCATTGTGTATATGCAGATCTGCTGAAGAATTTACGTGATGGTTTTGTATCTCAGCTTGTTCTGCAGTTAATTTTAAATTAAAATTTTTATTTATAAATTTAGTAACTTTTTTAACTATTCGATCTTTTGTTATATCAATAACTCTTTCTGGCCATGGCAGTGAATAAGGTAAATGTCCTATATCTCTTATCTTTTTAAAATACTTGTCACATTCTTTGTCTGATAAAAAATTTTTAAAAACATAAACTTCATCTTTACCATGATTAATCCTTATCATAAATATCCCCCCAAGTCTTTCCTGTTTCATAATCAACTTTATTGGGGACTTCTAGATTAACCGCATTTTCCATAATTTCGATTATCTTTTTTGCCTGTGCATCAGATTCAACAGATAAATCTAACTCATCATGTATCTGTATATGTGCTAATATACCTTCTTTGTATAAATCTAACATTGCTTTTTTAGTCATGTCAGCTGCACTACCTTGTATTAATTTATTTAATGCTTTGTATGTATATGCTCTTCTGATCCCAGGTCCGTGTTCCCTGAGTGCATCTTCATGTAGCATGGCTTTGTGCATACCAAAACTATTTGGTTCCCATAAATGAAATCGGCATAACCGACCAAGAAGTGTACGGATCTGTCCACGTTCTTGTGCACGATTAGAGGCCGAGTTCATTAACTGTTTAACAAAGGGAACCTTCGCATGGTATTGGTCAAACAATTCTGCTGCTTTATCTTTTGAAACTCCTAACTCTGCTTGTAACTTAGCTTTACCCATTCCGTAAAACAAACCCAGATTAATTGTCTTTGCTTGTGATCTAGGAATCTTAGCCATATCAGCTACAGTTTGATGAAAGTCTGTTGATGAATCATTTTCATATGCATCGATAACATCATAGACTGTTGGAAACTTATGTAGACCTGCATAGTGCACAACTAGTCTTGGTTCTTGTTGACTATAATCAAAGCATCCCCAATGACATCCTTCTTCTGGTAAAAACAAAGATCTAATCATAGGTCCTAGATCCTTGTTCCTTGCCGGTAGTTGCTGTAAGTTTGGATTGTTGTAACTAAATCTACCAGTAACAGTCCCACCTGCATCAGATCTAATTTGATTTATCTCTGCGTGTATTCTGTCTTTATGTTCATATTTAATTATGGTATCAATAAATGTAGTGTGAGCTTTGTTTATCTCTCTAGCTTTAGCTATTTGTTTTACAACAGGATGAGGATGCTCTTGTAAAAAATTTTTTGTAAAGGAAGGTGCTTGTGTTTTTACAGTTCGTTCGTAAGGTAAATTTAATTTGTCGAAAACTTTGGCAATTGACCTTGCTGCCCATATTTGAACTTCTATGTTACTTTCTTTTTTTATTTCTGACAGTAACAATTTTTCTTGGTACTCTAGGTCTTTCTTTAATCTATGAGCGTTTTCTACATCTACTCTCACTCCTAAAAAACGCATGTCGACCAAACAAGGAAACAGATCTGTCTCGAGATTAAAAATAGATTCTACGTCTTGATGAATAATTTCTTTTTTAAATATTTGCCAGAGCTCTAAAGTTAATTCTGCATCTTTCTCTGCGTACGCTCCGACTTCCATAGCGGGCAGTTGCCAGAGATCTGCTTTTGGATCTAGTCCTCTTGACTTTGCAGCTTCAACCAAAGCTACCTCTGATTTACCAAAACCAAGATAGTCCCAAGACAAACTATTTAAATCATATTTAAACCTATTCTCATCAATCAAAGATGCTGCTATCATGGTATCAACCACTAAACCATTGATTTTTATACCTAATTTTCGTATCCAACATACGTCATACATAGCGTTATGAAATATTTTTGTAGCAGGTGATGCACAAATATCTTTAAACCACTCTAAAGTTTTTTTCTTGTCCATGTTTGGTCCAGAGCCATGAGCAATAGGAAAATAAAATTTTCTTCCAGGCACAGCCACAGCGATACCAACAACCTCACCTAAACCAATAACAGAACCAGATCCTCTTGTTTTAAGTTCAGGATCTCTTGTCTCCAA